ACTTTAACAATGCACGTTTTTTCTTCAACTGAAAAGATGGTGACTTCGCAAGTTTAGCCATTCGTCTTGCTTGCTTCTTGCGTTGAATCACGTTTACCTTGCGTTCGTATAGATCGGTAAATCTTTTAGTCATGACATTGCCTTTGCTTTATCTTGGTATTTATTACCTTCAACTTTAAGAGTAAATGATCTACTCTGATCAGCAATAAGTTCGAACATTAAATAGACTGGCTCTGGTTTTCCACCAACTTCTTTAAAATCTGTCACGATCTTAAAATGAATTACATTGTATAGTTGTTGTTCTTTTCCTTTTTTGGCTTTTCTAACACTGATAATTGCAACAGGGAAATCATTATAGTCTCTACCTTTTGCAGTTAGTTCTTTGACCTTATCTTGTTTAAATTCATCTCTTGTACCTAAAACAACAGCCTTTTTATCCTCACCACCATAGACTATAACAAGAGGTAATGCAGTATTACCAAATTTTGCTTCGGACTCAATTTCTGCTGCAAATGCAAACAGAGCTTGACTGAGATTTTCATACTGTGTAATATTACGTTCAACAGATTTTAGAATTGCAAAGATTGCAACGTTAGCAGAAAAGTTCATTCCAATCTTTAGAGCAACAAAGATATCAGACTTTGTTATGATATCTCCTTCTTTTGTGTTAAGAACAAACTCTACGGCGTTGGCAACTTCTGTCATGTTCAGAATACCAGCATTAGAATTTGGTAACATAAGGATTGGTGGTACTTTACGGTCTGGTGCAGAAAAAGAAGAATTTAATTTTTCTAATAATGCAACATTATCTCTATGTACTTGGTTGATTTTATCTTTCTTTATAAACTCGTTTTGAATTGTCTGAAACTCTTTTAACAAAGTCTTTGTTACAGGTATGTTTGGACTTTTCTTTTCTCCAAGGAATGTTGTTAGATTAGACTCAGTAAGACGTGTCGTAGAAACAACATTTGTTATTGCTCTCATCCCACGATCTCTTTTAATCATTTGGTTAGAGAGTTTAACAGCAACCCCAACAATGACTTGTGCAATTTTTGTGTATCTTTGTTTTACCCAACTCACAAAGTTTTTAAATCCACTGGATACTACGTCCTTAAATTTAGACATTGCATCACTAAAGAAACTCTCTGTCTGAACCTCACCAGTATAAAAAGAATCTGCCTGAGTTGGTGATCCTAGACTGACACCACCAGCATAGTTTTTATTGATAAAGGTAGTAGCTCGACCTATTCTTGCAGCCTCCATACCCTTCTTCAAGGAAATTTGGTAGAAAGAAACACTCTCCCGACCTCTTTCATCTAGTAGGGTTACCATACCCTTCTTGTCAGTCCGTAGTCTTGCTGACTGATCTCTTTCTGACAATTTTGAAATCTGTTTGAAGGAATTGATTACATCAGAACGTGAACCACTCACAACTAAAACAACATCTGCTGTATTGGGTTTTTCTCCAGTTGGAACTTGAAAAGAAATGGGTGCATTATCATAGTACTGTTTTATATTCTTGTGAATAAAATCTTTAAACAGTCCACCATGCACATCTGCAATTGCACCACCAATTAACACGGCCCAGTTCAAAAAAGCATCAACTGCTTCTTCATTGGGATGTGTTTGGAAAAAACCATCAATCCACTTTTTTGCTGTTGGACTAAATTCTGGATGACCCATAACCTTAGTCATCTTTGCCTTTGTTAGAGGTACACCTTCAATACCAACCATAGTGGCTGCAGCCTCATACATCTCAGTTGCAACAACTGCCTTTTCTGCACTGACTAATGCATCAACATCAATTACTTTTTCTTGTGGGAGTTTACCAGCAGCCTCAGACACAAAATTTTGAACCTTGTCTAGAGGTCTTTCAAGTTGGACTCGTGGACGTAGTTGACGTACTGCTTCTTGGATTTGCATGTATCAAGTTCCCATTGATTGTTTAGTTCGTAACAACCATAACAAAAGGACAGGACTAAATCAATAGCCCTGTCCTTTATTTATAAGTTTTTGAGATTTATATTATTTTACAATTTTTAGACTTGCAGAAATAGCAGACCCCGCATTTATATAATCACTAATTGTTGAAAGTTTATGATTATCATAAAGAGTTGGTTGACCATTTTTCTTGAGATTTGGGATTACACCAAGAAAATTAAATGGTAGTTCTGTTGGTGCTCTCAGAGAAAACATTTCTGTTGCTCCTGTTATAGCTTCATTTACCAAACCATACGACTGTTTATGATAAGTTTGGAGTTCTTCAATGAAAGTATTAACATCATTAGAGCATTTTGCTGGTGAGTATGAGTTTGTATACAAAATGGTTGTTGGTGGTGTTCCATGATTAGGAAGAACATGATCTGTCCAGTATCGTGATGCAGAAGTTCCAGACCCAGCCTTGTACAAAAGTATTTGTTTACTATTGATGCCAGACATACCATCAACCCATGTCAACCAATCTTCACGATCCTTGATAAGAACAAGTTCCTTTTCTCTTGATGTACGCTCAAGAATTTGATTGACAATCTTTGTCCAAATACCACTGACATTATCAAATCTCTCTTCAATTTTTGCACCAGAAATAAGCCAATTCATGATATCATCAAAATCTCTTGCAACTTCTCCAGATTCAACAACCTTAATTCCACCCACTACAAAATCTTCCATGACAGAACGCCTTGCCCGTTTGTGGTTGTTAGCAATGATTGCATTTGCTACGGCATCTGATACTGGATTTTTGCTGTGAAAATTAAATCTGGCAACAGGAATCCAATCTTGTTTGACCAGAAGAGCACCAAGAACCCGTGTCCGACCATCTTCCCATTCTCCATTTGTTTTCTTAATAGGTGGAAAATAAGAGGTTGACCATCCATTCACTCTATAGTCATAGGCAAGTTCTTCAACACCGCCATCGGTGTTCATATCAGCCTTGATACCTTCATTATCTAGTTGAGGATCATCTGGGTTTAGATTGCCAATGTATTCCCAATCAAAACCCACGAATGTTGCACTATTGAACTGTTCAAATTCTTTGCAACCTTTCTTAAATATTGAATGGTAATCTGAAAGGGAAACTGGTCTTCCCATAAAGTTTTTCATGTCTTCGTTCATTGTAGTTTTCTCCTTAGCGGCCGTCGGCCTAGTTGAGTGCAATTCCTAAAAGGTTTTTGGCCTAAGGCCTGACCCAAAAGTTCATGCGGTTTTAATCAATCACTTTATAGCGATTGCTCCCACAAAGTTGTGGTTCTTCCAAGACTGTTCAACAGCCTTGAACCCTGCATCTAATACCATGTCCTCAATCTCTTGCCATGTATTTGGTTTCAACATGTTACGAAGAGTTCTTTCCTTGGTCATGATATCATCATAGTCAAATTTCTTTCTCTTGTAGTCGTAGTAATTAAACGTCATCATGTCATGTAGACGAGCATTCTCACAATCAATCTTTTCTGCAAAGATGAAACCACCACCACAGTTTAGACCATCATAGATGTCTTTGATAACTCTTGCACGATCTTTCTTAGACATGAACTGTAGAGTAAAGATAGATGTCACAAGACTACAGTTATCAAAGTGATAATTACGAACATCATCAAAAACAAACTCTACAGAACCTTTCTTTTCCAATGCAGTCTTGCGTTTCTCCAAGTCCTTAAAGAAACCCTCTGCAATCTCTACACCAACATAGTGTGCATCTGGGGCATGGTCTTCATTGTACTCCATGACTGCCTTGGTAACCTTACCAGTACTACACCCGATATCAACAACGTTGGTATCATTCTCAACAAAGTAACGTGAGAATGAAATTACATCGTCAAGAAGATCACTGTATCCACGAATAGACCAGTTGATATGTTCATCAAAACCTTCTTCTCTATGTGCAAATGTAAAGTCAGCCATTATATTTCTCCAATACGTTAGTAAACACAGCCTCGGCTATTGCTTTCATCATAAGTGGGGGAACCATTCTCCCAATTCTTTCTGCTTTCTTTCCATGTCTGCCAGTCAATATGAAATCGTCTGGGAGAGACATGATTCTCTTCAACTCGGCAATCGTAAACTTTCTAGGTTCAATCCAGTGACAACCACCAGCCCCAGTTTCACCAGCACCTGTTGCAGTTACAGTTGGTGATGGATGAAACCTAGAACACCGTTTTACATTAAAGTGATGCCCCTTTGGATGATAATCTGCACCTGTCAAAACTTTAGGTGGATCAAGTGGCATAAGTGCAACAGTATCCTTATAGTGTGCTGATGCGGTCCACCGTTTGATTAGATAATCTACTTCTTCTTGATCGTACTCCAAACCTTCAAATGCTTCCTCAAGTGAGATAACTTTACCGTCACCTTCTGGAAAGATACTAGAAATATTCATAAAGGTCAGACCAACATCCGCAGTTACATCCTCTCGTACACCAATAAAAATGACTCTAGTCCGTGTCTGTGGAACACCATAGTTTACAGAATTTAAAACTTTTGCAGATACATCATAACCAATCTTCTCAAAAGTATTTGTGATCTTGTTGAAATATTCCTTGGCCTCACCCATAGTCAGACCTGCCACATTCTCTGCAACAATAACCTTGGGTTTGATGTATTCTGCAATTCTTAGAAATTCAAAGAATAAGTCTTCGATGTTTTCTACCATCTTGCCATCTGAATATAGTTTTGTCTTACCCCATCCATCAGAGTGTTTACCACCAGCACCATGAGAGAGTACACCAGCCACAGAGAATGCGGAACAGGGTGGTGAACCATCAAGAATATCAAGTTCACCAACACCAATACCAGCAACATCAAGGAAATCTTTACCAGTAAGTTCCTTAATGTCGCCAGGTAGAATTGGTGTGTCTGGATAATTTTCGTGATAAGTTTTTTGTGCCTCTTCAACAAATTCATTGACACAAAGTATCTTACCACCAGCAAGACGGTATCCTGTAGAGGAACCGCCCCCACCAGCAAAGGTAGAAATTACATTGAACTTATTTTGTGAAGACGCGTCATGAACGTCTTTAAGAGTATATGATTTGTACATAATCTAGTTATATCACGCCGTAATTATAATGTCAAGTATCTTTCTTTTTACCAATCGAATACTTAGTCTCTAAAGTCCACTCGTTCTTTTCTTTATAGGATAGTACTTTAATTTGACTTAGAGGTGCAACCTCACCAAGTTCACCAACAATATTTACAAGTCCCCAATCCTGTAATAGATTGGCAATTGTATTACGTCTTGCAATATCATTACTTGCAATACTTGTTTGTTTTCCATCGAGGGCGAATAATTCTTTGAAGTGGGTTATGAAATAGCGCCCTTGCTTGTGCAGTATATGTGCCGACTGATAAAGTGTTCGTTCTTTTCTTGAAGCAACACCAATGCGGGAAAGTGTCTCACGCACCTTTAGAAAGTCATCTGGTTCCTTAAGAGTAACCTCAAGCATCTGCTCCTGTGTCCAATTAATATGTTCTTCTTCACTCATTTTCTCACTCCACCTTTATTTAATTTTTGTTTTATGGTGGCGATTTGTTCATCCGTTAGAATATCAAGAGCCTGCTTTGCCTTTTCGTTACTGTAACCGTAATACTCTTTTACATCCTCTAGATTATCTAGTTTATTCGCCTTCAACCAAGGAGTAAAACGTTTCCTTGACCGTACACTATTTAGTAGAAAGTCGAACTGTAGTTTCTTATCAAGATGTGGTAGTTGGTTAATCTCATTCACCAACATGATTGTATCTTGAAACGGATAAACACACTTATTTACGATAAATGGTGGATATTTTTTCTCCCAATCCTCATCGTCACTGTCTAGAAGTTTTTCCTTAGTATGATTAATAGCATTAAGATAGTCCTTCAACTCTGGCATAAAATTGTTCTTCCCTATTCGCATCCTCAATCATGAGAAGTTCATCTCGTAACTTCTCATCTGTGAGGCTCATAATATTATCAAATCTTGGAGATGGAATAACACAGAACATGAATGCCAAGTTCTCTGCTTCCTCACCAATAACGTCTTTCACAATATCTCTATTATCTAGGGATATTGTTTTGGGTTTGAAGTATGCGGTTCCATAGACTGAATGAAATAGACCAGCATCACAAACATGAAGTGGAGCGAACCCCTCATCTAGAATTTTGTATGTCCCAATCAAATGTTCTAGAAGGGTTCGTCCACTATGCATTGTCTCACCACATCCAATCGACTCCAGAAAGTCAATCTTTGTAGAAATCAAGTCTATCGACATTTGCAGACTCCACATAAAGTTTGAACACTACAACGTTGCGTAGTTCATAACAATACTTAGACACTGGCATTGCTTGGTGGTTATTACTTGCAGGGAAAATCAAAAGACGATTCCCAACGTAGTTAGAATATTCTGCAATGTTTTTTCCTTCGTCATCCCAAATTGCAGTACCACCAAGCCACTCTGGTTGCCAGTCCATGCGAGGATAATACATCATAGTAAAGTCACCATCATCAAAATGCATGTGTGGCTCTACACCAAACGTATGTGCGTTCATGTATAGACGTTTCCATCCTACAATGTCAAACCGTTCCTTCAGTTTGAGTTTGTATGCTGCAGCATCCCAAATAGGAAGAAGAAAGTCATATTGATTATTCCGAACCTCTTCCTCATCATGACCACAAAGAACATGCCAATGTGGTTGAATACCAATTTTTTGATTGGAGTGATAATCATACTTCCAATGAGTTTTTCTACTCTCAATATCAATCAGTTCTGCAACATGCGGTTCTAGTAGATTGTCAAAGATTTCACAAATCATTTGAACTTCCCCCTTGCCATAATCTCAGTCAGACACGCCACCATATTAATTTCTGGGTCTGCAACAAAAGCATTCTTATACTGGTATTCACCAAGGATGATAACCACATGAGGAATAGTAGAAGGCTCCAGATAATCATACATGCTATCATAAACAGCACGAAACATAGTGACAGGATCGTTATCAATATTATCGACAACCCATTTACGAACATTCGTGAACTCCTTGTTCTTCATCATTCCCATGAGGTCTTTGATATTCTTCTCACTCAGATTGACGAGAATACCAGCATCAATTTCACCAGAGACAGAATACCTCTGCAACTCATTTAGGATTCTTCTCCAATCAGGAAAATGAGTGTTGATGAGTTCTGCAACCACCTTCTCATTATATTTAATCTCATTCTCTTTCAGAATTGAGATTGCACGTTTGAAGAACTGACCAGCAAGACCCACCTTCTCACTCTTGGGAATAGTAAAGTCCACCACACCGCACCGTGAGTGTAGAGGTGCAATCAGTTTATTCTTGTAGTTACAGGTGAGAATAAATCCACAGTTACTATGAAACTCTTCCATGAACCCACGAAGGGCTGGTTGAGTTGACTGTGGATTTAGATAGTCTGCCTCGTCCAGAATAAGATACTTGCGTCCACCCTCAAGAGAGACTGTAGACGCAAAGTTCTTAATCTTGGTTCTAAGTACATCAATACCAGACTCCTCAGAACCGTTGATGAACATATAGGTAGCACCAATCTGTTCTAGCATTGCACGGGCAGCAGTTGTCTTACCCACGCCTGGACCACCTGCAAGAATCAGATTGGAGATATCCTGTTTATTTACATAAGACTGTAGTTGTGATTTTAAAGTCTTAGGTAGAATGCATTCATCAACAGTCTTTGGGCGGTATTGTTCAACCCAAAGAAATGTATCAGGCATTATACTTTGACTCCGGCTCTAGAGCAATCCAGTACTCGACACCTACAGCAGAGTTTACAAAGTGACTGATATTCTTAGATGACACTTCGACATCATACGAACCAGCAATAAGTTTTAGGTTCTCTGTCTTGAACCAGAACTTATAATCCACATCTGTATCATTTGCATCAAGACCAGTTTCATATGCATTTGCAGTATCGTTCTTCTTGTCAGTAACCATCAGACTACCATTGATAAGTGCCATATCAGGAGCACCAATAACTGATGCAGCCTTCTGGATTTCACTCAGAGTATCACTGGATAGATTGAATGTTACCTCAGTCGAAGGCATCACAATTGCCTTGGACGGACTTGTCACAACCTCTGGATCAGAGAACCAGTACTTGAGGTTCTTACGAGAACCTTCCTGCGTGATCGTAACATATGAGTCTTGGAAGTTCAGTTCTGGCTCTTCGAATAGAGAGAGTGCAGATAGAAATTCGTTTAGATCATAGATTGCAAATTCCTGTGGGAAACTCTCTGTCACCTCTGCCTGTGCAACGATGTTCTTCATTGCAGACATGGTGGAGAGAGTATTACCCGTCTTCACCATTAGGTTTTGATTAATTGTAGAGAAATTCTTTAGGATTGAGATTGTCTTCGAAGTTAGTTTCATAATGTTATATACCTTTCGTTCCAAGTGTAACATCACCTATTCTGTTTAAATTTTGTCCATCCACATAATTTAAAAAAGTACCAAGAATGTATTTTGGATTACCACTTTCAATTCTAGCACCATTATGGAGATAAGACCAAGAACAGGGGAAGAGTAACACACCACCAGTTTCAGCATTTGACTTATAGTTAAACTGTGGAAATATAGTATCTCCCCCAACAAAATCTTCATTAAGATAACATATGACAGACAAAAATCTTTTTGCAGAGTCTTTATTGGTAACATCAACATGAAGATCGTGTTGTTGCACGTTATCAGCAAAATATCTTTTTACTCTCAAATGTTCATACCCATGTTTTTTGGGCCATTGCGAATGATGAAGATTTAACTCATCCACATATTTGGAAACAAGTGATTGCAAATCATGCATGAAAGATTTTACATATGGAGTAAATTCTTCATGTTGCATGATATCTAAACGTTGACAATCACAGGCACCACAACTCTTAGTCCCATCTGTTCTGTAACAAAGGGACATTTGTTTTATACGCTCAGTCTCCTCTTCCCACAAACGTTCATACAAATCAATGATATCCTTGCACACTGATTTGTCGATAACATTTGTGTATTTTTTGATAAAAATAGTTTCAGTCATCATTTTCTGATTGGTTAATGTATAGAGCAATAATACCATAGTGAATTACTTTTAGCAAGTCACTTCTGTCTTTACCGTTCTTCTTTCCATATCGTTGTGCATACTTCATGATGTTGCCGATACAGAATCCTTCACCATGACCACCATCAATAATGAACTCTGTAGCCTGAAACTTGTTCTTGCTATAGTGTTCATCATACGTTGCGTCGATATACTTCTTGAGTTCATCCAACGCTTTGTCTTCATCATATTTGTAAGAGATTTTCTTTCTCATATTTTCTCCATAATAAAATGGTGAGGGGGCGAACCCCCTCACCTGTTCAATATTACTTTACTTCAATAAGACGAGGTTTCTTTTCCTCTGGTACTACACGTTCTAGGTCAATGGAGAGCATTCCATTTTCCATCTTAGCACCATTGACAACAATATCGTCAGCGATAGTAAACTTCCTCACGAACTTACGGAAGGAAATGCCACGGTAAATATTACTTGTATCATCATCAGTGGTATCCTTCACAGAACGGATGGTTAGCACACCATCGGCAACCTCGATTTCTAAATCCTCACGGCCAAACCCAGCTAGTGCCATCTCAATGGCATAGTTGTATTCACCTTCCTTTCGAATGTTATATGGGGGGTATCCCGTGGTAGACGAGGGGTTCTTATCAACGTACCTCTTTAGAGTATCAAACATCCTATCATAACCTACTGAATAGGGTGTTAGTTGGTTGATGTTGTCGAAAATTGTTAGTGCTTTATTCATTGGTATCTCCTTTAAAAGCAAGATTAATATGATAACCCATTAGGCGTTATCGTTTATTATATATGGGGATTGAAACAAAAATTTCAACCCCCACACATAATTTTTTTAGAAGGCAACTTCCTCAGTATCCTCAGTAGCAGTATCTTCACTGGTCAGGACACCAGCATCAATCTTAGTGTAGAGGTCTAGGAATGATGCCTTCGTATCTTCATCAAAACGAGCGACACACAGTTCAATGGACTGCATCTTGTCACCAAAGATGGCAAACGCTTTCACAATGTGATCCAGACGCCGAGTTGAGATTACCTCATCAACTCCACCATCAAAGAAGGTCTTGCGAATAACCTCAGCCCAAGTGACTAGGTTCGTTGCGAACTCTTCATCGACAGCACCATACTTCTGCATGGAACCGAGAACAATCTTCTTCTCGACTGCCGCAGAGGCATAGGGCTGTTCCATCGTGACTGCGAACCGCTCAAGGAACGCTTCGTTTAGAATGTTGGTTCCAATGAACCGTCCATCGTCAGAACCCTTACCCTTAGTGTTGGCAGTGGCAATGACGTTGAACCCGTCTTTCGGAGTGACCCACTTGTTGATCTTCTTGAGGTAAACACCTTTACCCTCAAGAACCGGCTGCAGGCAAAGCAACTTGTTCGAACCCAGATCACACTCATCAAGCAGAAGAGTGCAACCACGTTCCATTGCTTCGATCACAGGACCAGGCATGAACTTGGTTTCACCGTTCACCAAACGGAAACCACCGAGCAGATCATCCTCATCAGTTTCGATGGTGATGTTGACCCGAATGAGTTCCTTCTTGAGTTTGGCACAAACCTGTTCGACCATCAGAGTCTTGCCGTTGCCAGACAGACCAGTGATGAACATGGGATAGAACATACCAGACTTGACAACCTTCTCAATCAGAGAGAAGTTACCCCAAGAGACAAAACCTTCGAACTTGGAAGGAACCAAATTCTGGTCATTCATATTTGTTGCAACAAGGTTAACCACAGCAGACGCATCCTCAGTTACAGCAGCAGGAGCAACTACGGAACCACCCTCTGAGGGCAACTTGTACGCATTGTACCCAACAGTGTAGTCCTTACCAAACCACGTTGGGAACGGAACACCTGCCTTCTCGGCAGCCTCCGCCTTCTGTGCCTTGGTAATGATTGCACCTTCACCGAACATTTCGGCAGCGGTATCAACAAAGAGCTTCTTACGAGGTGAGAGATACATAGTCATTCCTTCTGTCTGTTTTCTCATCATATATACATAGTACACTATCGGGGAACATTTGTCAACCCCTATTATGCAACTAATTTCACAAACCGATTCAGTAGGGTTCGAGACTGAACCTTACCCTTAGTCATCTTACCAAAGGCAGACTTGAGTTTTGCCTTGGATGCACCGACCAGTTCATTGTCGAGAGTCTCGTTCTCGACTTCCAGATTGCGACCACCAGCCAAGAGATAGTACTCATCATACCCAGTGACATTACCCTCAACTGCGAGATACTTTTCCTTGTTCACCATCTTGAGCATATCAGACATTTTATCATCATAGACACCGATACCAGTGACATACGCAATTGTCCGCTTGTCAATTCGACCAGAGCGACCAGAACCAGCAATGAAGAACCCAACGAGATTCATACCATCCACAGAGTCCTTGAGAATACGAAGCAAATCATTGGTGTTATCGCCGGTCATTTCGTAGGTCTTACCGTTCTTGGGATTGGTGATAATCGTCTTGTATGGACCATAGAGACGACGAGCAACGTCATTGCCATCAACCATGTTGTAATCCCGAATGAATTGGTGGCGACTTGAAGCACCGTCTGTCAGGAAAATCGTATTGACTTTCTGGACACCAGTTTCATTCTTGAACTTGGGAACAATCGTGGTCATTGCCATGATTGTATCGTTCAGCGGAGTACCACCAAGCTGATACTTGTAAGGACCATCAATCGGATATCCCTTCTCAGCCCAATCACGATAAATCCAACGAGAGGCAATCATCCAGAGATAGTGCATCATGCGATTCTCTTCATTGCCAGTCATGTCAGAAGAGAAGAACTCCAACAGTTTGAACTGGTTGTATTCAATCTCACCATACTCAACATTCGTTTCAGAAGATTCAGAATTGTTATAGTATCCCTTACGACCATAAACATCAGAGAACGCATAGACCTTGAAGGGAATCTGTGTCCGACGGCAGAACCAAATCAGATTGTACAACTGCGAGAGAGTACCAATCAGATTGTCAGACATGGAACCAGACCAATCCAGAACCATCACCATACCGTGGTTTGTTGCACCCGGCAGAGTAGTTACCTTCTTGAACAGATCATCATTGAACTTATATGTGTGAAGAACACCCATGTCGAGAGTGCCAGTCTTGGCAGTAGCAGCACGAGCATACTGGTCAGCAGACTTCTTCATCTCAAATTCTTTTACCATATAACCGACAGTCTTTTTAGAAGCAGCCTTGAGTTCAGTTACTTCCTCAAGAGTCGAGGAGTAGAAGAGTTCGTTAGAAGAACCATCATAGTTCGCACCAAGTTCCTCAAGACAGGTCTTGAAGGAAACAATGGTGTCTGCCGGAACAGGAGCAATACGACCATACATGCGGTCCTGAGCAGTCTCATCACGCAACTTGTCAATTGCATTGTTCGAGTCTGTGTCAGTCTTGACAGGAACATCACCAGTACCGTCAGACTCGACACCACCCTCAGTGTTACCTACTTCAGTTTCACCATCACCAGTTTCGGAGTCATCATCACCGTTGTTGCCAACAGGAGCAGGGCTGTTACCGTTACCATCTTCTTTACCTTCACCTTTTGATTCTTCAGACTTACCTTCACCTTCTTCAGAAGAAGAGGACATTCCCTCAGAGGACTCACCAGTGTCACCAGCAGAACCATCTTCACCCTCAGAGTTTTCTTCCTCAGTGGAACGCTCTTCCATCCACTTGTAGATTTCTTCTGCGAGAGTCAGAACGTCCTCAGTGGTTTCGAGTTCGTTGGTCTTCTTGACAAACACCTTCTCTTCAT